TGAATAAAAAGATTCTTGGTGAGTTTGTGGAGTTGGTTGCCTGATAAATAATTTTTAATGAATTCGATCAATTATCCAATGAGTAGATTCACCGACTTATTTCAACCAAAACCAGAACCAGTTGTTAAAGAAAAAAAAGTAGATGTTAATCCTGATAAAGTCGTAGATATTGGTAAGCGGAAGAAAGGTAAAGATAATAAATAAAATTATAATAAAAAGAAAAAAAATGAATACGCAACAAGTATCCGATTTAAGACTTCTTTATCATGCGGTTTATGATGAAAATCTTAGAGAGCAAGCAGAAGAGTATAATAATACTGTCTTCGATGAGGACATTGTAGAAGTTGCAACCGAATACTTTTACACTTATGGACTCAATGAAGATGGTATTGATATTCTGATTGAAAAGGTTGGTCTTGATAATTTTGTTGAATTTGTTTATAGTCTTTCTGAAGATCTTACAGTTCTTACTGAAGCGAGAGCAGCGAAGAAAAGAACTGGTGGAAAGTCTTATGAAGAAGTAAAAGCAGAAATTGATAGAAAAGAAGCAGCAAAGAAAGCGGCAAAAAAGAAAGCATCTGAAGCAGCACAAGAAAGAACTGAAACTGAGAAAAAAGAACCAGAATCAAAAGGTGCTGATACTGAAGCAAAGGCACAACAACCAAAGAAAAGACCAATTCGTGATGCGATCGCAAGACAAGTTCTTGCTGGTATGGAGCGTCATCGTAAAGCAATGGAACTTGCCAGAGAAACTGGTAAAACAGTTGCAAAGGCAGCAGCAGTAACTCACGAAGCAGGTCGTCGTGCAGGTGAGCATGTTAAGAAGCATGGATTAAAGTCTCTTGCTAATGAAGAATTTGATAACTTTGATGTTATTCTTGAGTATCTGGTTGCCGAAGGTTATGCCGATACTAATCAGGCAGCACTTGCTATTATGGCAAATATGAGTGAAGAGTGGAAGCAGAGTATCGTTGAAGCACCAGGAGAGTGGTTTGGTGGTTTAAGAGACAAAGCTCGTGCAAGTAGAGCAGCACAGATGCAATCTTCAAAACCAACACCAAAACCAGGTCCAACCGTTTCTTCACCATTTGCTAAACCAGCAAGTACAAATGACAGTGGCAGATTGACAACTTATGGGGCTGGTGGTGGAGCAGCAGCAGAAAGAGGAGGTAAAACCCGTTCTCAGGTTATGCAACAAGGTGCTAAAAATCTTGAGAATAAAAATAGAAATCCTGGACCTAATTTTGGGCGTTGAGTCCACTTTCCAAACCGTCACAAGGGGCACTTACCTGCCCCTTTTTTGTGAGTATAATATGAGAGTTCAAAACAAAACCACCTAACTACATCATGCCTCGTAAAATTTCTGTGACTGACGAACAACTCATCTCCGATCTTAAATCTCTGTTTGGTACAGAGTTCTCTGCTGGTGATGTTCGTGGTTATTGTGCTTCTAAGGGCATTTCTTATCCCACTGTTACTAGTCGCCTTGAGAAGTTTAAAACTGATCGTGGTCGTTGGAATCTTGAAGTGACTCAAGAGCGTGTTGAAGAAATTGAGCGTTCTTATCAAGCACCTTCAGTTCTTCCTGTAGTAGAACAAAACCTCATTCCCGATAAAGATGATACCTTCGTCAAGTTTGGTAACTTTAACGATATTAAAAAAATTATTCAGTCCAATCTTTTTTATCCGACATTCATTACGGGTCTTTCGGGTAATGGTAAAACGTTCAGTGTGGAGCAAGCGTGTGCTCAACTTAAGCGTGAACTGATTCGTGTAAACATTACTATTGAAACTGATGAAGACGATCTTATCGGTGGTTTCCGTCTTGTAGATGGTGCTACTGTTTGGCATAATGGTCCTGTGGTTGAGGCACTTGAGCGTGGTGCTATTCTCCTTTTGGATGAGATTGACCTTGCTTCCAACAAGATTCTGTGTCTGCAATCTGTTCTGGAAGGTAAAGGTGTCTTCTTGAAAAAGATTGGTCGTTATGTAAAACCCTCTGCTGGATTCAATGTATTCGCCACTGCCAACACCAAAGGTAAGGGTAGTGATGATGGGCGCTTCATCGGCACCAACGTGCTCAATGAGGCATTCCTTGAGCGTTTCCCTGTGACCTTTGAGCAGTCCTATCCTGCTCCTGCCACTGAGCAGAAGATCCTTGAGGGGGTTGCTCTGGACTTGGGTGTGGAAGACCGCGATTTCTGCAAACGTCTTTGCGATTGGTCTGATGTGATCCGTAAGACGTTCTATGATGGTGGTATTGAGGAAATCATCAGTACCCGCCGCCTGGTGCATATTATCCGCGCCTATAGTATCTTCAAGGATAAAGCAAAAGCACTTCAAGTTTGTATTAATCGGTTTGATGATGAGACCAAGCAAGCATTTATGGAACTCTACGATAAAATTGATGTGGATTTCAAAATGCCTGAAGGTGAGCATGTAACTTACGACCTTGACGAGCAGCAAGCAAACTGATAGAATATAAAGAGGTTAATGTACCTCCTCTTTTGTCCTTTTACTATGAAACAAAATGTCTGAAAACTTTGAGAGCACTTACGAAAGTTCAATCCCAAAAACATCTCAATCTTCCACAATTTTTGGTGGATCTGGAACTGATACCATTTCATTTTCAGAGGCGCAAGATTACTGGAAATATGATGGAATTGGTTTGATTAAAAATCCCTACACTTCCCCTGATACTATTACTTTTAATTTGAACATGACTGAAGATACAAACAAAAACGGTTTTTGGAAATATAACGAAGATAAAATTCTTAAGCAACTAGAAGAATATATTGCAAGTACTTATCGACAACATTATGTTGATCGCACTGGAGGTGGCAAAGAACAAACTCTAGATAAAATCAAGCATAATCGTCGAGAAGGTTTCTGTGCTGGTAATGTGACCAAATATATTGATCGATATGATACTAAAGGAACTCCTCGTGCAGATCTTTTCAAGGTTTTGCATTACACTATTCTCCTGATCAATCATCTTAATCTTATTGAAAACAAGTGAAACTTCAAAATAAAACTATGAAACTCTCTGATAACACTTTGACTGTTCTTAAGAATTTTGCTGGTATTAACAACTCTATTCTTGTAAAGAAAGGAAACAAACTTCGCACTATTTCTGTCGCAAAAAACATTCTGGCAGAGGCAGATATTACTGAAGAGTTTCCTCGTGATTTTGCCATTTATGATCTGAATCAATTTCTAAATGGTCTGAGTCTTCATAATGATCCTGATTTGGATTTTAAAGAAGATTCTTATCTAAGTATCAAAGAAGGTAAGCGACGTGTAAAGTATTTCTTTGCAGATCCTAATGTGATTATTTCTCCTCCAGAGAAAGAGATCAATCTTCCTTCTAAAGATGTTTGTTTTCAGTTGGATAGCACTTCTTTGGAAAAACTGGTGAAGGCTGCAGCAGTTTATCAACTCCCTGATCTCTCTGCTATCGGTGAAGCGGGTGTTATTAAATTGGTGGTACGCGATAAGAAAAATGACACTTCTAATGAATATGCTATTGTTGTTGGTGAAACTGATTCTGAATTTACGTTCAACTTTAAAGTTGAAAACATTAAGATCATTCCTGGATCCTATGATGTGGTTGTGTCAGAAAAATTACTGTCACAGTTCACGAATTCCAAGTACAATCTGAAGTATTATATTGCCTTGGAACCAGACTCTTCCTTTAACTGATGGATTTTCTTCTTTATCTTTCTCCCCAAGGAATGGAGATCTATAACATGATCTCCAAAAAAATTCGGGCAGTTGAAAATGCACCAATATGTAAAAAACATGACATATTTGGTTGGTATGACAATCGATCAAAAACTATAATATTTTGTACTGATAGGATTCTTTCAAAACCAAATCCTCATTACAATTTTAATATGGTTTTATTTCACGAATCTGTTCATGTTGCTCAGGCATGTAAACAAAATATGAGAGAAATTAAAGCATTAGGAATTTCTCCATCTATAATGAGTCTTTCTGAAAATTTGGAAAAAGATTTAAAGATTTCAGTAAAGAACTTTGGTTCCTCTATTGTTAATATGGAAAGAGAAGCATTTTGGATGGAAACTAAACCCGATAAAGTAAGATATGTAGTTCAAAAGTATTGCTTCTAATGAACATCTTCGTAACTTCTCCCTGGCCTGCTGAGAGCGCCATTTGCCTGCCCGACAAGCATATTGTCAAGATGCCCCTAGAGTGCTGTCAAATGCTCTCTATTGTTGCCTCTGACAAGTGGGGGCATGGGTACGGTACTCTTCCTAAGGCAGATGGAACCCCATACAAGACCGAGAAAGGAGCATTCCGCAATCATCCTTGCACCAAGTGGGCACTGGAGAGCATCCATAATGCCTACTGGTTAATTAAGTGGGGACTAAACTTGTCAGATGAATACTGTCTGCGGTATAATAAAACTCACTCATGTTATAAGACCCTTGTGGATGCATACTATTTGTTTCCAAAGGGTAAGATTACAGAAGTGACTCCATTTGCTCGTGCTATGCCTGAGGAATGGAAGTTTGACGACACTATTGATACATTTGAAGCATACAAGAGGTACAT